CAAGCACTATCAAGTAAAACTTTCATACATACTCCTTTTACATTTTATAAGAGTATTATACGGGATTTTAAGGACTCTGTCAAGAATTATTTATACAACTCTTGAATTAAATCTAAGAAGTGTTCCTCAATTACTGCTTTGCTTTCAGCAAGAGACAGTATCTCTATCAAACCAGAAAACAATTCTCTTGAGTTGTTTAGTCCTAGAGGCATTGCTATTCCTTCTGGCGAGGGCTTCCATTCTTCATCAAAATCAAGATAGTATTTACGAAGATGTATGTATTCTATGTCACGAAAAGTATTTACAGTTAGACGTACTTGCTGCTCTTTTACTGTATCATAGTGTATGATACGAGAGTACGCTTCAGGAGCGCTGTGCAAGTCCATTAGTGAATTTTTGGATACGGTTCGTTTTTTAGCACCAAAGCTAAAGCTACTACCGTTGTCACACTGTTAGGTTTTAATAGACGATAAGAATCCGTATCCCAACAGAAAAACAAAACAGCACCGCTTGTCTCTTTTGTTCTTGTTTTTTTCTGTTGAATATACGGAGTCGAGAAGTCTAAAGTACAGACATTATACTTTAGTTTTTTGGATTTCTCACTGCGATACGTTATTATTGCATCGCCGTACTCTGTTACTAGCTTTTTAAGCTCTTCCTTTGTCACGATTAGTCCTTAGTAGTTTTATGGTAATCACCACGTACTCTAAGAACTTAAGCTGCCTAGGGCTTGCGCCCTAGGACTTGTTTGTGTTTCTAGTCGCCACTTGGCGTCAAAAGAGAGGTAAAGTATACTGCCGCTTTACCTGTTAGCTTAGAAAGAATTTCTTCGTCAACATTACCGCCCATATCTGTAATAGCGGCAGTCAGGGTTTCAATTGCTGCTGCTTTTGATACGCGAGTGGCTCCTGTACCTCCACCACCAGAAGCGGCTTTTGCTGGAGTTTTCTTGATATATACTCCTGCTTTTGTAAGAATCATGCGAACACCGTTTGCTGATTCGTCTAATTCTTCTGCAATTTCTTTTACGATTTCCATACTTGTCTCTGGAGTTGGGTCTTGCTGTTCATACATTTCTACTGCTTCTGCTTTCTTTTCGTCTGACCAAGCCACTTTGCGTGTCCTCTTATTAGGGTTAGGGTTTCCAGGGCAGTTGCCCGTTGCTTTTAATTGCTGTTGATAAAATCTATCGCCCACATTATCTCCTGTAGGGAATTGTACTACGTTATCTTTAAGTTTGCTTACCAATGTTGGGTCGGGAGTAAATAAAATTTCCATACATGCCTCAATTTTTGAAATATTATTATATCGAATTTTAAGATATCTGTCAAGATATATTTTCTAAATCCACACCATACTCTATAAGATGAGTAAGTGTTCCCAAATCATATGCAAGGCTATTGGCATAGAATCCTGAGCCTGCCTCGTTAAAATCTTCCGAAGGTTGGTTTACAAATATACTATAACACTTGCTGCCGTATTTATTTTCATAGTCTACGTACTGCAAACCTTTTTTACTATTGCAATACTCTTTTGAATACTCTGCTGTTACCTTTGCCGTGCAGTGATACTTTGCAGACCAGACTATATCCCCCACTCTAAACTCATCTGCAAGACATTGCTCTGGTAGCTCAGCTGTGGTTGATCGCTCGAGTTCATTTGATCCTCTGCTGGGGATTCCCACTTTGTTAATAATGTTCCGCAGGAAGGGCACACTTCTATAAAGCCTTTTTGATGTATCTGTAATGGGGTCTCCCCGAAGTTGAGATTGTATTGTATCGGCAATCTCATCTTTTGTTGCAAGAGTTCCTCGTAATGATTCTCTACGTCTCTTCCTATATTGCTTTGTGTCATGGTATTCCTCGATTATCTTCTCTAGTCGCGTAGTATTATATGCAATCTTTAATATTGCACACGCCTCTTTTTTACTAATCGGTTTCGTCGACCCAACCGCAGGAGCTTTCATAGTAGGGCTGTCTGTCGGTGACAGTAACTGAATCACCTTCGCCACATTCGCTTCGCTCAAGTCCTCGTAATCCTTTTTCTTTACTCGTCGTTTCAAGTTCAATCTCCAACTTAAATAATAAACAGCAGATAGCATGTGCTAAATGCGAGTGTTTTGTTTCAGGGTCTAGTGTTTCTCCATCAAGGTGCGAGAATATGTGCCGAAGTGCACCGCCGCTGTATCTGTTTTGAAGATTATCTAGGTTTCTCCAGTTTTCTTCATCGTATTTCTGCGCTCCTATGGTAAGAACCTTACTTACTTCTACGATTGCTTTTGGAGGCAAAAGATACATTTTAGGCTTTTCACTGTCAAACTTTCTACCTTGCATATGTTTTCCTTATCTTCTCAAATTGTTCTTGTTTTATCTTTGCTACTCGCAGAAGAACTTCATTCTTCTCTCTAGCAGAGTAGGTATTCCAGTGTTGTATTTCTTCGATATTTCTGTGACATCCTATACATTCTGTTGTTTCAGGGTCTAGCAGGCAAGTTCCTACACAGGGCGATATATAATGTGTCACTACAGCGTTTCTCCACAATGAGGGCATTTTACGTCCATCTCATTCTTCATCTCACGAAGGAGATTCCTAAGTTTTTTACAGGCTTTAATCTGCGATTTCATCCAGTCTATTCGCCTGTCCGATTTTGATACCTTTAATTCTTTTTGTAGGGCTACCTTCTGTCTTTGTAGCTTTTGCTCAAATACTCCCAGGAAAGCCGTTGTTTTAATCTTGTTCATGAACAAACTCCGATATCATTGGAAAGATAGGGGAGATTGCTTCTGCACAGGCTATAGCAATCTGCCTGTGTTCTTTTTGAGTTTCTACAGAAGAACGTAATTCGATGTAGTGTATCCAAGAACGCACTGTTCCATTCATATACATACGGCTCTTGGTAAGACCTTCTGGCAATACTGCACGTGCTTGCTCTTTTGCAATACCACTATCTATTGCCCACTTATAGGCGGCTTCTGCAGCATCGATAACTCGTTTTTGATAGTTAACCCACTGTCCTTGTAGAATAGCATGGCCGTCCATCTCTGGGTCAAGTTCGATACTGTTCTGGCGATTTGTTTCGTCTTGTATTCTTGCCTCTTTTAGTTCAAATGGATAGCCCATTTCCTTTGGCTCGGCGTATCGCTGGCTAAACTCCTGAAAGGAGAAGCTGCGATGACGCAGAATCTGACGAGCAATGTCACGAGTAGTATCTATCTCTAAGCATATTGAGCGCATCTCGAAGGGCGACCAATGATTATGCTTTATAAGATATCGTACTAGTCTCTCGTTTGTCTCTGTATTCATTTGATTGCTTGGATTTGATACTCTTGCCATATATGCAATGTCGTCCAAAAGATTCTCGAAGATGTGATCCTCTGGAGATATAAGTTTTACGTTCATGCGGTGATCCTTTTGTCATAGTCAGCATAGTCTTCGTTCCACCAAAACGGCTTTTCTCGATACTTCCAACTCGCAAATGTCGCTTTGTCAAGGTGATAGTAGTCACGGTAGGATTGAATTGGATTATCATAGTCTTTCAACACGTCTGGCATTGCCAGTCCGAACTCTGTAAATCCAAGACGCTCCATGCGTGTTGGTAGAGGTAAATTATTGATAACAGCCACAGATTTGTGACGCTTTCCATATCGATAGTAATACTCCTCATTGAGAGCATTACCGTAACAATGAGTCCATTCATGGTTGTCTAAAGATGACCGTGCCCAGATTGTACAGGGGTGATTGTACATCATAGGCAGGTAGGGGGTAAGAGGGCGTTCCTCTGGTGGAAGATGTTTGATTTCTTTCTTGAGTGCATTAAGCTGATCGTTTTCTGACTTATTGAGTGCCCGAGGTATAAAGCCGAGATGAACGTCAATCCACACAGTAGTACACATTATCTGAGCCACTTCTAGCGGCATTTTTACAATGTGCTTGTCTACATGATACTCGGCACACTTGTCGAGATCGGAATCGAGATAAAATAAATTCAAAGAAACCTCTAGCTATAATTTTATTGAATAAGAGATATTATACGCATATTTATGCAAACTGTCAAGAATTAATCTAAGTACAGCTCAAAATATTGTAGTCGGGGATTAAATTGTTTTTCTGAATCAATCATTTTACTGTAGCATTCATTATATATCTGCTCTATTTGTAGTCCCGGAAACTGTGTAATGTCTACGTACCCTTCTTCTGGGTTTTCTGCTCCGCCCCAACACATAGGTATTTCTAGGTTTTCTCCTGCAAATCTCATACACTCTGCAAGCTCGATGTATATCTCTTTGGAAAAGCACGGAATCTCTTCTAGAAATACAAAAAGTGTTACTGCTGCTCCAAACTGTCTCGGAATCTCACTATCAGGTGCTTCGCCTTTGTACCAAAACTGTTTGTGTCTTTCTTTTGAACGCTTGCCATCGACTGCAACAAATGTTAGCTCTCCAATGTTTCGTGCTTCTTCTATTACTTTTACAAGGTCTGGGTTGAGCTGTGAGAGTACGTCTGCCTCTCTACTCATCAATTCTGTTATTATGTTCATCCTTTATCCTTTTTTCTAAATCATCATAAGACAGGCAGTCTAAGTCCCAGTGAGTACATTTTTCTTTGACACGATCATACTTTGTCTTGTCTGCATGAGCATAAGACTTGTTGAATTTGTGTGCAAATTTTGCTACTGGATTTTTCATTTTAAAAGCTTTTTAATATTCTTCGAAGGTCGGACTCTCTTACCCATCCACAGTCCGAAGTCCTTCTATGTCTGCCTGTGCAATACCAAACATAGTTTGCTCCTGGTTTTCTTACTTGTTCTGAACTCAGATTCGGGTCTAGTTCTTTTCCGTATTCTTTATCCAAATTAGTGCATCCCGATAATAGAAATATCATCAATGCAAATGTTCTCATTTTATCTCTCCCTTGATACTTTTTGTACCTTTTCAACGGTTCTCATTGCGCCCAGTCCTAACATGCCCATAAGCACTGGCATCATTTGACTTGTGTCTATCATTGGTATTACTATTGCCATCTTTGCAAGTGCTAGACCGAAGTTAGCCATTGGTATAAGTATAAAATTGGACAAGAATCCTAGTCCACATACCCAACCTATAAAAGGTCTCCATCCTGCAACAAATAAACTCTTGCTTGCGGCCTCTACTTTATTGACTTCCAACTGTCCTTTTGCCAAGTCTTGAGCATGTCGCTCGGCCATTGTAGATATTTCGTGAGCTAACATTGCCTTCTGGTCTTTGTCCTCGATAAATTTATCGAGCAGGCTTGTTGCTGGTCCTATCAATGCATTAACTAGTGACATTCCTTAACCTCGTCATTAACCGTTCTGCACGGTTTCCTACTTGTCTGTACCAAAGTGAATCTGTGCCTTCGATACTAGCAAGTCTCCAATCTTGTGTTGCGATTGCTTTGTTCATGTTTTTAAACTTTCCCAGTCGAGGACGTCCAAGATTGAATAGCATGTTTACTAATATTTCTTGGACTTCCTCGGGTAATTCATGCCAGCAGTCGTAGAGAAGAGCGCATTCTGTAATGGCAATATCTAAATCTCTATTGAAGGCTTCGATTACTCGTTTTGGCGACACAGAAGTTCCTATCATTCGCCCGTACTCAGGATCATCTTTGAGTATGAGGTGCCCGATACCAAATGTAGGATAGCCTAAGTGGTCCTTATAAACTTCGTAGACCACGCCTTCGTCGATTTCTAATTGTTTGCGAACTCTTTTTCTATTCATGCGTTTTTCCTAGTAAGTCTCTGCTATAATAATTAAAGCGGGTACTGAAAATATAAATGCTAGAACAGCTAAATCTCTCGCTGCTCCACAAAATACACAGGCCGTATCATATACTTCCCTTGTAGTCATATGGGTAACTTTACCTCCTCTTTTTTCGTTGTGCGGAATTGCACGTTAGTGCGGGATTGCACTGCCTTGAGCTTCATTATAGAATCTCATAGCAAGTTCTTCACTCGTAGTAATTACTAATATCTTTTCATTTTCTACTACTATCCATTTCATTTTTCCATTCTCTAAGGCTTCACATTCATAATTTACCATAATAATCCCCATCCGTGGTTCGCAATAGCGTTTAGTATAATAAAGATACAAGTTGCCATGTGAGTCAACCACCAGATGGTTCGGATTATGGCGATTATATCTGCCTGTGTGTCGGTTTCTCCTACTTTTTCACCTAAGCTCTTCGCCCAGATTTTCCATAACTTTCTCATTCATCCCCTAGCTCGATAATGCCTTCTTTTGCAAGATGTTGAACTGCGTCTTCAATTCCTGCTCTACGACCAAGATGATATGAAGTTAGTCCCGAACCCCAAACCGAAAATAAAATAATTCCTAGAAGTTCTAATGACATAGTGAGTTCCTTGTGAGTTGGTTTATGGGTCTTTTAAATGTATATTATACCGATTTTTATGTTTTTTGTCAAGGAGTATTTTTTGAATGTTATTTTGAATACGAAAGAAAAATTTATCTTGACAGAGTACTTAAAATTCGGTATAATACTCTCATGAAAAAATATAAAAGAAAACCTTGGACTGAAGCAGAGCGCAGGATTCTTACCAAGAATTACTACAATTTAGAGATTGAATTGCTGCAAGAGGTTTTAGAGGGTAGAAGCGTAGGGGCTATAAGAAGCCAAGTCTTTTATTTAAGAAAAAGAGGAATTAAGTTTGAAAATACGAGTGAGGAACGATAACGTAGAAGGAGCGTTGAAGATAATGAAACGCAAACTCAAGGAAAGTGAGAAGCTTCTCGAAGTTCGAGAGCGAGAGCAGTACGAAAAACCTTCTACAAGACGCAATAGAAAGAAAGCTGCCGCCAAACTAAGAGAGAAGCGAAGGCAACAACTATGAAAAAGATACTACAGTTTCCTCAGCTCAAGCCGAAAGTAAACTTGCCCGACCTTACAATTCGTACTTCTCTTCAGGCAGAAGAAGTACGAGAGCAGGAAGAGCGAATGAAAGAAATTATGAAACAAACCACACTACAAGCAAAACAAATAGAGGAATATTTCAATGCCAATTAAATACAAGCCATCTGTAAAAGACCGAAAAGGAATTATACACAATTACTACATACACACAATTCCTACGAGTCAGCTGATTTCAGACATGAAAGGGTCTGCTCTGACCCCGAAGGGACTTCAGAAGATTCGACATGAACTTACTCGACGAGGAGTAACAAGCAATGCCTGAAGATACTATTTTTTTTCTTTGTCCAACAAATCAATGTAAAGTAAGACAGTTTATGCACACTTTTGGTCAAGATGTGAGAAGTGCTCCTATCTGGCCAGAGGAAGACATTGTACAGCTTCGTATGGAGTTGATCGATGAAGAAGTTGATGAGCTACACGATGCTGTAGATGCACAAGATATGGTTGGAGTTGCTGATGCACTTACTGATATTCTCTATGTTGTCTACGGCATGGGTCAAGCAATGGGAATTGATCTCAATCAAACCTTTGAAGAAGTACACGAATCGAACATGAGTAAACTTGAAGATGGAAAGGTACTGTATCGAGATGATGGTAAAGTATTGAAGGGCAAGAACTACTGCCCTCCCGACCTTGAGAGAGTTTTAGCTGTTCAAGGAATGACAGGACAACCATAAAATGGCATACGGAGAGAAGGTAATCGATCACTATGAAAATCCAAGAAATGTTGGAAAAATGGATACATCTAAAAGAAATGTCGGCACAGGTATGGTGGGAGCACCTGCTTGTGGCGACGTCATGCGTCTTCAAATTGAAGTTGAAGATGGAGTTATTACTGATGCAAAATTTAAAACTTATGGATGCGGCTCTGCTATTGCTAGTTCTTCTCTACTTACGGAGTGGGTAAAGGGACGAAGAGTGGACGATGCCGCTGCAATAAAAAATACTGAGATAGCAAAAGAACTCGCATTGCCACCAGTAAAGATACATTGTAGTGTTCTTGCGGAAGATGCAATCAAGGCGGCAGTAAGGAATTATAAGGAGAAAAATGATGCCGGGCTTCTTTAATGCTCTCATACTTATATGTACAAACGCTACGGGACAAGTAGAATGTGAAGCTGTACTTCTACCGGAAATACATAAAGACCGTAAAGATTGTTTACGTTCGCTAAAAACATACGAAGCGGTGTCAGGAGTTTGTGTTGACTATACAACAGAAAAATATGACAATCCGTCTATAGAATATTTACAGCCCACACCATTATAAAGAATATTTTTACGTAGGTGAAATACTAATGAATCCATTCTTTCAATTGAGGTGAGAAAAAAGAGACCTTGTCAGATTTCAAATTGTGTGATATAATAAATGAATAATTGATGAGCAATAAGATTTAATAACTTTTTTTCAAAGCTAGAAGATAATTGTTTAAATTGGAATGACGAATCACTGTGGGGCGGAATAAAGGGAGCCACACTCAGTTAGTTATTCCAATATTTAACCGATTATCTGATCTTCGCAACGGAAATATAACTGTTTCATAACAGTTGATTGATTTGAATAATTAATATTCGGTCACGATAATTAAATACCTCTACGAGTGACCGATGTGTAACAATGAGAAACTCTAAAGTGAAAATCCCTTTTCTACAACCCACACCATATTTAAAAAAATTTTTACTAAACACGGTAAATTGCTCACAATTTGTAAATTATTTTTGGTCTTTTCCACTCTCCATCAATTAAGGTTAATTTTTCTAGATTATCCCCTTTCCTACATC